TTGGCATTCACCTATTGGTGACGCTCCCGATGATTTAACTGATGAAGAAAAAGCAGTTAATACTCATTATGTGTGGAATGAAGATGGCCAATCTTGGGATAAAACAACTCCCGCAGCATAATTGATCTAGATCAATTTTTTTCAAGCAGATTGACATTTTAAGTCTCCCCCTTTATAAGGGACTCGAGATGAAGAAGAAAGTATTATCAGAAATAGATTTATATTACGGCGACGTCGAGATGCCAAAAGATTGGGAAATAGATCCTATCGAATTAGCCCTCCATATTTTACAATATCAAATACATGATAAAAAATATCCATTCTCACGAACTTGGGATAAGTTAAATACTTATATCCGTGAACACATTAGACTTGAATATAATATTACCTTAATAAATAAAAAAACGTGGGGTAATATCTATTCCTCTCGCGAAACTACTGTTCCTTTATTAAATGTTGATCCCGTAGATTTAATAAACGCTCCTGATTATACCTTGTTATATGGAGTGAAGGTTAAAGACTGTAGTGTTCGCATCCATTATGATGCTAATAGAAGAGCAGGAAGATCTTGGGATATGCCCTTAAGGAATAATAAATTTATTATGTTTCCCTCTACGCAAATGTATTATATTACAAATAATCAAAAAGATTCCCTTAATTTTATACAAACGATTACTTATGAATTTATAAAGTAAGATGAACATATTGGCAATACATACTTCCCATGATGGGGCCATCACGATCGTCAAAAATGATAAATTTTTATTACATGCGCAAATAGAGAGATTTACTGGCATGGTTGTGAGTTCTATTCCTTCTTTTAAACTTTTGGTTCAGATTAAAAAACTAGGGATAACTTTTGATAAAATTATTATTACGTTTCTAACCGACTCTTGTCATTTCTGGTGGGAAGATGCTTTGGAAAAGTTTAAATTAATAAGTCCCCATACTCAAATGCATTTTGCTAAAGATAAAAATCATCATTTATTTCATAGTTATTGTGCCAAAGCTACTATTGGTGAAAGAGCCAACATGGTGGTTATTGATGGAGGCGGCTCGCCGCTCAGTGATAATAAGCTCGAACAAGAAACAATTTTTCATAAAGATAAAATTATTTTTCAAGAACACAATCATATAGGGAAGGATTATGAAAAAAGAACTATTGAACTTATAAAAAGAGACTTTTTAGGCGTCCGTTATTGTGGTAAAACTATGGCTCTCTCCAGTTATGGAGGCTCCTTACAGATTTTTCAAAAAAAAACAGAAGCTAAAATTAAGAAAATTATGCCTACTTCAAATGTAAGTTATACAGGAGGAGTAGCTCAAAATGTATTAGCCAATTCTCAGTTTTTTAAATACAAGAATTTTGAAATTGATCCTTTATGCACAGATCAAGGAATCTCATTGGGAGCCNTGAATTTTTATATGAATGGAAAATTAAAACTTCCCCATCCGGTCTATCTAGGATTTGAACCTNANTATGAATTTCTTCATTATCCTACCTTTAAAGATTATGATATTGTAGATGCATCCCCAGAGGATATATGTCCTCTTTTAAGAAAAGAACCTGTAGCATTGTTCCAGGGACGTTCAGAACAGGGCCAAAGAGGCCTNGGCAATCGATCTTTGCTTATAGACGGTACCAACCCTAAGGCCATTGAAATAATGAATAAGATTAAACATAGAGAATGGTANAGACCTTTTGCTCCTGCTGTTTTAGAAGAAGAGGCGCCTGAAGATTTTGAAATTAAAGGAGCTTCTCCTTATATGCTTTATGTCTTTAAAACTAAAACAAAANTACCTAATATATCGGCAGTGGATGGGACAGCCAGACTTCAAACGGTAAGTAAAAAAGATAATATTAATTTTTATAAATTGCTCAAAACTTTTAATGAGAAATATAAAATCCCTTTTCTGCTTAATACTAGTTTAAATTTAGCAGGACATACTTTGGTTGAAGACCTAAACGATCTTAAATATATGTTAGATTATAGTCCTTTGAAATACGCTTACCTACCAGACGTAGGTAAATTGGTTATAAATTAATTAAATGAATTTATCTCATTATTTTTATTGGAATAATGTATTTTCACCTAAAGAAATAAAAGATATTAATTCTTTAATATATAAACATAAAGACAAGAAAGAAGAAAAACATTTAGCAGCTTCTGGGGTAAATAAAACATCTACAGTCTACCCTATTAAATTAAAATATTTAAAAGAAATTTTAAATAAAGCTCTTTTAAAAATTATTGAAAATAATCAAAATCATTATGGTTATGATATTTTTAATTTTACAGATAATCTGTGTTTAAATTTTAATATTTATGAAAAAAATCAAGAGTACGATTGGCATAGCGACGCAGAGTATTTTAAAAGTTCAGATATAAAACTTACTGTTTTAATTAATATATCCGATGCAAATTTTTCAGGTGGTGAGTTAAATTTATTAAATAGTAAAAATGCTACAGTTGTACCAGAATTAAATAACCCAGGATCTATGGTTGTTTTTAGTTCTTTTATCTTGCATAAAGTAAATCCTATTAAAAAAGGAACTAGAAAAACTTTAACTATATTTGTAAAAGGATCTGCATTTAAATGAATTTATCTAATTATTTTTGGTATTTTAAATCTGCGTTAACACCGAGATTTTGTGATGATGTTATTAAATATGCTTTAGAGAAAAAAGATGCGATGGCTATTACAGGAGGTGTTGGTGGGAGAAGAGATTTACAAAAACAACCTTTAAACAAAGACGAAGTTAGAAATTTAAAATATAGAAGAAATTCAGATGTGGTTTGGCTTAATGATCCTTGGATTTATAACGAAATTCACCCCTTTGTTCATCAAGCTAATAAAAACGCTGGTTGGAATTTTAATTGGGACTATTCAGAATCTTGTCAATTTACAAAATACAAACTTAATCAATACTATGATTGGCATTGTGATAGTGAGGGTAAAGGTTATGACGCGCCTAAAACTCTTGTTCATGGAAAAATTAGAAAACTGTCCATGACCTGTCAATTAACCGATGGTTCAGAATATTCTGGCGGAGAATTAGAATTTGATTTTAGACAATACGATCCCCCTCAAAGAGATGAGTCTAAACATTTAAGAAAAGCAACAGAAATATTACCTAAAGGAAGTATTATTGTTTTTCCTAGTTTTGTTTGGCACCGGGTTAAACCAGTAACCAAAGGAGTAAGATATTCACTTGTCGTATGGCATTTGGGATATCCATTTAAGTAATGAATAGAAGCGAATATTTTAAAACTCCTGTATGGGCAGAAGATAAACCAGAGTTTGTTAAGTCCTTAAATAAAGCCAGTGATAAGTATATTAAAGAGGCTAGAAAAAAAGATAAAAAATTAATTAGTGCTAGTGGAGATTTTGGCACATCTCATCATTCCACTCTATTAACCAGAGATAATGATTTTTTAGATTTGAGAAATTATATAGGCCAAAAGTCTTGGGAATTTTTAGATTATCATGGTTACGATATGAAATTATATACAACCATATTTTCTGAAATGTGGGTACAAGAATTTAGTAAAAAAGGTGGTGGCCATCACTCTGCACATATTCATCCGAATCAGCATGTATCAGGATTTTATTTCTTAAAATGTTCTGACAAAACTTCTTATCCTATTTTTCATGAACCCAGAACAGGAGCAAGATGTACTAAATTAAAAATGAAACCAGAATTAAAAGGAGTCTTTCATGGAACCGAACTCGTTCATTTTAGACCTCAGCCTGGAACTTTAATTATATTTCCAGGATATTTGGAACATGAATACGCAGTCGATCATGGCAAAGAACCTTTTAGATTTATCCATTGGAATATAACAGCCATACCAAAAGAGATGGCAAGAGATGGCTAAACATTCTTTTACTTATAGTGTTATTGAAGAGTTCATACCCATAGATGAACAAACCAAAAAGGAAATAAAAAAAATAAAATTAGATAAATATCCTCTGAATTATAATAATTTTTACAGTCATACAGGAAAAGAAAAATTACAAAATTTAATATTAATGAAATTAAATACGGTTTTTAAAAAGCATGAATTAAAATTAGTTAACTGTTGGATACAAAAATATATGAAAAATCATTACCATGATTTACATACTCATTCTTCTGGGGATAGAAAAGTAAAATCTTTCGTTTGGTTCATTGAAGGTACTGAGGGTTCCTCTCCCCTTTGTTTTTATGATGTAGGGTATCCTTTAATTAACACCGAACAAATACTTAAAATAAAATTTATGCCAGGAATTTTATTAATTTTTCCAGGATTTCTTCCCCATGCGGTTCCTTTGAATAAAAGTAATAATAGATTAATAGTGAGTGGAAATGTCATTTAAAAAAAATAAATATACAGTTATCCGTCAAGCTATTTCAAAAGATATGGCAACTTTTATCTATCGTTATTTTTTAATGAAAAAACAGGTTTATGATACCTGTTTAAAACAAAGATACCTTTCTCCTTCTGAAGTTTTATTAGGCCAGTATGAGACAGTAAATCACCAGATACCACACACTTATTCTTGCTATGCAGACATCGTCATGGAAACTTTAATGTTGGAGTGTCAACCTATTATGGAAAAGGCCACAGGATTAAAACTTCAACCGNCTTATAGTTATGCTCGACTTTATAAAAAGGGAGATAAATTAAAACGACATAAGGATCGTTTAAACTGCGAAATATCTACCACAGTGTTTTTAGGAGGGGATCCCTGGTCTATCTTTCTAGATCCATCGGGAGGTGACTTTGTCATTCATGCACTCAAAGAAATTCATAAACCCAACGCTCCAAAAGGAATTAAAATGGATCTTAAANAAGGAGATATGCTGGTTTATAGGGGTTGTGAACTAGAGCATTGGAGAGAAAAATTTAAAGGTAAAAATTGTGCACAAGTTTTTTTACATTATAACAATGATAAAACTCCGGGTTCGTCACAAAACCGTTTTGATGAACGACCTCATTTAGGCCTACCTCCTTGGTTTAAAGTTAGGTTGCCCTCTTCTAAAAAATAATATACATAGAAGTCTGGCATGGGGGATTCTTCCACCACAAAGGTCTTCTATGCCTACCTATAACCAGTTGATCTATAGCAAAATCTAGTATATTTGTAATAGAAACGGATTTCTATGCTACACAAAATCAGACTTAAACCTGGATTAGACAAACAATCTTCAGATACGGGAGCCGAAGGAAAATGGGTTAATGCAGATTATTCTCGTTTTCGTTATGGTTTTCCTGAAAAAGTAGGAGGTTGGGAGCAACTGGTTGGCAAGAACTTGATTGGTGCAGGGCGTGACCAGCATACCTGGGTCGATCT